CCCCTCCCACGGGTGACCGCCCTCCATGCCCATATGGGTATGGCCCCCCACCCTCCCTCGCCCTTTCGCCCGGACAGTGGGAAAGGCGTCTCCGGGGTCTGTCAGGTTCAAAGGGGTCACCGAGTGCTTACTGCCGACGACGCAAGGTCGTTTGGCGCCCGAAGGCGGCGCAAGGCCGCTAGGAGGATGCAATGGCTAGAGGTGGAGCCCGAACCCGCTCCGGCCCGCCGCAGGATCCGACAGCATTGCGGCGGCTTCGGAAGGACGACGCTCAGTGGACGCTACTCCCCGCCGAGGGTCGCCAGGTCGACGCGCCAGACTGGCCATTGACGGAGGCGACTCCGCGAGAGTTGGTGCTGTGGGAGCGCTGGTGGCGGAAGCCTGAGGCGTTGCTGTGGGAGGCCGACGGGTCGGTCGACTATGTGGCGCTGACGGTCCGGATGTTCGCTGAGGCCGAGGTCACGAAGGCGAGTGCGGAGAACCGCAAGACGGTCCGCATGATGATGGCCGACCTGTACCTGACGCGGGACGCGAAGGACAAGGCTCATATCCGAGTGGCCGTCGACGAGGTGGCCGAGAAGCGCGAGCGTCGCGATCCGGGACCGGCGTCGAGTGCTCGCGACCGGATGAAGGTCGTCTCGGGTGGCGACGGCGCCTAGCGGTCGGTGGACTGCTGGCGCTGACTCGTGGGTGGTCGACTTCCCGGTCTTGTGGGTGGCGGTCGACTGGGAGGAGCGTCACGGGGTCATCTCGGACCCGGTGCGTGGTGTTCATCGCGACGAGCACGGCGACCCGCTGCCGTTCACCGAGTACGCCCAGCAGCTCTGGGTGACGGTCAACTGGTATCGGGTGCGGCCGACTGCGAAGCTGGGCGACCTGAACCAGGCGTTCACCTATCGCCGGGTGCAGTACGTGGGTCCGCAGAAGTGCGGCAAGGGCCCGTGGCTGGCGAAGAAGGTCAAGGGTCAGGCTGGCGGCCCGGTGCTGTTCGACGGCTGGGCTGTCGGCGGCGAGGTGTACGCCTGCGAGGACTATGGCTGTCCGTGCGGCTGGGAGTACGTCTATGCGGCTGGTGAGCCGATGGGGCGTCCGTGGGCCAAGCCGCTGATCCAGTTGATGGCGACCTCCGAGGACCAGGTCGACAACGTCTATGACCCGCTCAAGGCGATGTTGCGGTATGGCCCGGATGCTGCCCGCTACACGGTGGGCGAGGAGTTCACCCGGCTGCCGAATGACGGCTTGATCGAGACGGTCACGTCGTCGTCGATGTCGCGGCTGGGCAACCCGATCATCTTCGCCGGCCAGGACGAGTCCGGTCTCTACACCGATGCGAACCGGCTGCGGAAGCCTGCCGAGACTCAGCGCCGTGGTGCTGCGGGCATGGGCGGCCGGTCGATCGAGACCACGAATCCGTGGGACCCCGCCGAGGACTCGGTGGCACAGCGGACATGGGAGACGAAGCGGCCGGACGTGTTCCGGTTCTGGCTCAACCCGGACGAGGAGCCGTCGCTGCATCGCGACGACGGGAAGCCGTACTCGTTCTGGCGCAAGGGCGAACGCCGGGCGATCCTGCGGCACGTCTACCAGGGCATCGACCACATCGTCATTCCGTCGATCGAGGCCGAGGCGCTGGAGATCGGCGAGAAGGACCCCGGGCAGGCCGAGCGGTTCTATGGCGCTCGGGCGTTGACCGGGCACGGCGTGTGGTGTGTCCCGGAGCGATGGAAGGCGCGGGCCAAGCCGCGGAAGGTTGCCGCGCAGACGCTCATCACGGCGGGCTTCGACGGCTCGGACACCGACGACTGGACGGGCTTCCGCTGCCAGACCCGTGAGGGCTATCAGTTCACCCCGGCCTTCCCCGACGGCCGTCCGATGATCTGGAATCCGGCCGAGCATGACGGCAAGGTGCCGCGCGCGGAGGTCTCGGCGGGACTGGCGCACATTGTGGCCACGTATCGGCTGGTCCGCATGTACGGCGACCCGCCCTACTGGGAGTCCGAGATGGACGCCTGGGCCGAGCTGTACGGCGAGGACCGCATCATCCGCTGGTACACCAAGCGGGCCACGCAGATGCATGCTGCGGCCGAGCGGCTGCACGTTGACCTCGGCAAGGCGGACTCGGGGTTCTGGCACGACGCCTGCGAGACGACCCGCAAGCACGTCGAGGCGACCCACAAGCAGCCGCGGCCGACCGCTGACCAGCCGACCCGCTACGTGCTCCGCAAGCCCGGCGATGGCCGAAAGATCGACATGACCATCCCTTCGATCCTTGCGCACGAGGCGTGGGGCGACGTGACCGCAGCGTCCGGCTGGCCCGAGACCGAGGAATACGTCTACTACCTGTGAGGGGGGCCCGTGGTCTCTGCCGAGCAGGCCCTCAAGATGACCGACAGACTGTTTCGGCAGCTCGCCGGTCGCCGACCCGGGATTCGGCGCCGATACGACTACCTCGACGGCAAGCACAACCTGACCTTTGCCACCGAGGAGTGGGCCAAGCACAACGCCGAGCGGTACAAGGGATTCGCGGACAACTGGTGTGAGGTCGTAGCGCAGGCGCCGGTCGACCGGCTCCGTATCGACGGCTTCCGGCTCCCGGGCTCCGACGACACCACGACGTCCGACGAGCGGCGGCTGTGGGAGGACTGGCAGCGCAACGAGATGGGCGCGCAGTCGAACCAGGGCTTCCTGGCCTCGGCGGTCGCGAAGCGGTCGGCCACCTTGGTGTGGGGCGACGACGACGAGGGTCCCGAGGTGTCGTGGGAGCGGCCCGACCAGATGATCGTGGCTTACTCCGCGACGGGCCGGAAGCGTGTCGCGGCACTCAAGGCGTGGATGGACAGTGATGCCGAGCGCGAGTACGCGACCCTCTACCTGCCCGACGAGGTGTGGAAGTTCGAGCGGTCCAGCGTGGGCGCGTCGCTGTCGTCCTATGGGTTCGTCATCCCTCCGTCGGTCATCGCCGCCGGAGGTGGATGGATTCCCCGCGAGACGCCTGGCGAGTCGTGGCCGCTGCCGAACCCGTTCGGCGTCGTCCCGGTCGTGGAGTGGCTGAACCGGCCCCGGCTGGGCGGCGAACCCATCTCGGACATCGACGGCGTCATCGCCATGCAGGACGCCATCAACTTGATGTGGGGCTACCTGTTCGCCTCTGCCGACTACGCCTCGATGCCTGCCCGCGTGGTCGAGGGCGGCGCGCCGCCGAAGGTGCCGATCCTCGACGAGAACGGCGAGAAGGTCGGCGAGCGGCCCGCGAAGATGGAGGATCTGGCGAACAGTCGCCTTCTGTTCCTGCCCACCGGGAAGGTCGCCCAGTGGGAGGCCGCGAAGTCGGACTTCTTCCTCGGTGTCGTCACTGAGGCGGTCGGCCACGTCGCCGCCCAGACCCGCACTCCGGGCCACTATCTGCTGACGAACGAGAAGTTCGCGAACCTCAACGGCGACGCACTGACGGCGGCCGAGGTGCCGCTGGCCACGAAGTGCGAGAACACCCAGGTCCACTACGGTCCGGCCGCGAAGGAGACTGCCGCGCTGCTCGCGCTGGCTCGCGGCAAGAAGGGGCTCGCGCAGGCGATTCGCAACTCGGACTCCCGGAAGTTCGTGCAGTGGAAGGACGCGGCGATGCACGCCATCCCGCAGATCTCTGACGCCGCCACCAAGGACCGGGCCGTGGGCATGTCGCTGCGGACCGTCCTCGAGCGGCGCTACGGGTTCACCGAGCCCGAGATCGAGCAGGAGATGGCCCGCATCCAGGCCGAGGCGATGGACCCGGTCACCTCGGAGCTGCTGGCGAAGGTCCGCGTCGGTGCTGACGGCGGCGCGTGAGTATCACTCGGCCCAGCAACACCTGACCGCGCTGGCGGTCCGGCAACTACGGCGCAAGTCCTCGCTGCCCGAGACGCTGCGACTGCTGGCGGTCTACCAGGCGACAGCCGCGACACTCGCGGCCGAGTACGGCACGACGGCACTGAGGGAGCAGCGGGTCCCAGATGAGGGCGCCACCGTCAACCCGACGGCGTTCACCACCACTCGGGACCCGGCGTCCTCGGTGCTGTCGGACGTCGAGACCGACCGGCAGTTCTCCCTCATCGTGTCCAGCCTGGTCAACGACGCTGGACGCTCGGCGATGGGCGCATGGGTCGCGAGCCGCCGCACCGAGACCGGCTACATCCGCACCCTGACACCTCCGTCGTGCAGCCGGTGCGCCATCCTCGCGGGTCGCTGGTATCGCTGGTCGGACGGCTTCCAGCGTCACCCTGGCTGCGACTGCGAGATGGTGCCCGGCCCCCGTTCGGCAGGCGTCGCGGACCCGTATGCGGCGTTCGAACGCGGCGAGATCGGCAGTTATCGGACGATGCCGGATGGCAGCCGCCGCTTCGAGTCCGGCCTGACCCGGGCGCAGACGAAGGCCATCGAGGACGGCGCCGACATCAGCCAGGTGGTCAACGCCTCCCGCGGGATGCGGACCGTCAACTTTGCTGGTCGCCGCGTCCAGATCACCACCTCGGGCACCACTAGCCGCGCACTCGCCTATCCGGCGCTGTCGTCCCGCGGTACGACGACGGCCCGCTACGTGTCCGGCGTCCGGCCAGTCACACGCCGGGTCGCATCGGCGCCACGCCTGACTCCCGAGTCCATCTACCGCATCGCCGGAGCCGACCGCAACGAGGCCATCCGCCTGTTGCGCATCAACGGCTATCTGCTCTAGACCTCCCCTGGCGCAAGGCCGGGGCGACTCTCGCAAGGAGAGACCCATGCAGCACCCCAGCCCCTTCGTCGTCCCGCCGACCATCGCAGCCAAGGTCGAGGAGATCATCTCCGCGAGTCGGCTTCGGTACGGGCACGGCATCTTCCGTATGGAAGTTGAGGCCACCGAGACTGCCGCCGAGACGTCTGGCGGCAGTGCCGAGAGCACCACCGAGGACGCCGCAACGGCGACCGAGAGCACCGATGGCGAGGCCGCCCTCGGTGACGCTGGCAAGAAGGCCCTCGACACCATGAAGGCCGACCGCAACAAGGCGCGCGACGAGCTCAAGACGCTGCGCACCGAGTTCGAGGCGTTCAAGGCGAAGGCCGAGGGCAAGGAAGCCGAGCACGCTGCCGCCCAGGAGGCTCAGCGCGTCAAGGACGAGGCCCTGGCCGCAGCGAACGGCCGCATTCTGTCTGCCGAGGTCCGGGCACAGGCTGCCGGGAAGCTGGCAGACCCGCAGGACGCTCTGCGGTTCATCGACCTGTCCGAGTTCGAGGTCGGCTCGGACGGCGAGGTCGACGGCGACGCGATCGCCGCGGCCATCACCGACCTCATCAAGACCAAGCCCTACCTGGCTGTGCAAGACGGCAAGCGGTTCCGGGGCGACGCGGACGGCGGTGCTCGCAAGGAGACCGAGCAGTCCATCGACCAACAGATCGCCGAGGCGACCAAGCAGGGCCATCACGCCCTCGCCATCGCGCTCAAGCGACAGAAGGCATACGCCAAGACACCCTAGGAGTAACCAATGGCCGGCATCACCGGAATGGGCACCAGCTTCAACCTGCCCAACTACCACGGCGAACTGTTCGCCCTCACCCCGACCGAGACCCCGTTCTTGTCCGCCATCGGTGGACTGACCGGCGGCGGCATGGTCGACGACTACGAGGCCGAGTGGCAGACCTCCGACCTGCGCGACCCGTCGGACCGCCAGCGCAAGGAGGGCGAGGACGCCCCCACTGCCGAGGAGCGGGTCCGGGCGAACGTCCGCAACGTCGCCGAGATCCACCAGGAGAAGGTCTCGGTGTCCTACACCAAGCAGGCCACCTCCGGCCGCTATGCGACCCCGCAGTCCGCGCCGTACGGCTCCGGCTCCGGTGGCGCGAACCCGGTCACCAACGAGCTGGACTGGCAGGTCGCCCAGGCGATCCGCCAGGTCGCGCTCGACGTGAACTACGCGTTCTTGAACGGCGAGTACAAC